GGGGCGCCGGCCTCCGAGCCGATGAACACCGTCCGCACAGGCGGTGGCGGCGGGCAAATGCTGCTTTCACCGTCACTCATCCAGTATCACACGGAGAAAACAGACGGTGCCCGAGCGGCTGGTTTGGATAAGCCCATTTGCACGGTGGACGCCTCGAACCGTTACGGCCTTACCTGCGCGAATCTGGTGGAGTATTACAGTGCCGGCCGACCGTTGGACGCGCAAGAGCCGATGCATACGGTCACGAGCCACGACCGGGAAGCTGTGGTTGCGGCCCACGTGGTGAAGTATAAGCGGGACGAAGTCGGCACACGGCCGTCGGAGCCGCTGCCGACACAGACAGCAGGCGGCGTGTTTGGCTGCTGCAAGGCAGTGCTTTGTAAAATCGGCACATCTGAGCGGCTTTACTACTGGCCGCAGATCCGCGATCTGCTGAACCGGTACTGTGGCTACGCACTGGGCACGGATGACCTGCTGCTCCTGTCAATCGGCGGGGTGCTGTACTATATCGCGGACATCGGCCTGCGGATGTTGTCGCCTCGAGAACTGTACAACGCCATGGGCTTTCCACCGGATTACATCATCGACCACGATGCGGACGGGAAACCGTACCCGAAGACGCAGCAGGTAGCCAGATGCGGCAACGCCGTCTGTCCGCCGATGGCTGCGGCCGTGGTGGCGGCAAATCTACCGGAGTATGCCGTGCCCGGGAAAATTGAGACGATGGCCGCGCTCGCCGATGCGGTGGCCATGTAAAAAACGAAGGAGGATAATCATGAATCACGAAACCCAAAGAGCGAGCATCCTGCAGATGGCGCAGGGTGCATTCCAGGAGCGCGTGGACTATGAGATGCAGCGCTGTGTTGACAACATCCTTGACGTCAACACCAAAGCAACCGCAAAGCGCAAGATCACGCTGACGATCGAGCTGACACCGGACGATGACCGCCGGCAGATCCGCGTGAATGTTGTTGCCAAGGCCACGCTCGCGGCGACCAATCCGGTCGCAACGTCGCTTTGCGTTACCACTGATGGCAACGGGGAAATGGTCGTTGCCGAAATGGTGCCGCAGCTCCCCGGCCAGATGCGCGTGGACGGGCATGAACAGGAAGCACCGAAAATTCTGAATCTGCTGCAGGCCAGCCAGCAGGCAGCCGAATAACGAAGGAGGATATGACAATGCTCGCAGAAATGATCGACAAAATCGTGAGCCTGAAAGAAACCAAAATCTTCGAAATTGATGGGCAGACCTATTCCGACGCCAATCTTACGCGGATCCCGCCGCATGTGGATCGTCCCGATTCCGTCAGCGTCAGCGGTCTGGATGCTGTCTGCAAGCTGGTGCGCACCGAGATCGCAAAGGTCGGGACGACCATCATGGTACATGTCCGGGATTACAACAAGGTCGAAGTAATGACAACGTATCTGCCGGACTTCTCCCGCAACGTCCTGTATCGTGCGCAGGCGGACGCGCCGGGCATGCGCACTGGCTGGCGTGACCGAGAAACTGCGCTGATCGAGCTGCGCAGTCTGTTCATCCCGAACGAAGGCACGGAGTATCTGCTGGATCTGCTCAGCCGTATGTCCGATGAGAACACAGTGTCTACCAACGATAATGGTGTCACGCAGGCCGTGACGGCGCGGCAGGGCGTTGCGCTCAACGCAGTCGTTAATGTGCGCCCGCGGATCAAACTGCAGCCGTTCCGCACGTTCCTTGAGGTCGCGCAGCCGGAAAGCGAATTCCTCCTGCGCGTGGACAGCGAGAAAGGCATCGCCTTTTTCGAGGCGGATGGCGGCATCTGGCGTCTGGAAGCGAAACGCAACATCGCTGAGTATTTCGAGCGCGGCCTGAAAGACCTGATTGAACAGGGCAAGGTCGTCATCATGCAGTGATTCGATAGCACACTGGGCGGGGGAACTCGCCCGGTGCTCTGAAAGGAGGGCAACCATGAAGATCTATATATCAGGGAAAATCGCCGGCGATCCGGACTATAAGGGGAAATTTGCCCGAGCGGCTGCACAGCTTGAGCGGCTGGGCGCGACGGTCATCAATCCGGCCACAGCGCCGGAGGGGCTGGACAAGCTGGACTATATGCGCATCTGCTTCGCTGAGATGGAGGCGGTGGACTACGTCGTGTTCCTTCCGGACTGGTCGTCTTCGGATGGCGCGAAGCTGGAACGCGCGTGGTGCGACTATGTTGGCGTGCCGACGGCGAATTGGGACGCTTTTCGGGTAGACATGCTTGTGCGGAAGTCGCACGGCTGCACATTCCGCGAGCTGCTGGCGCTGGAGCATCCGAACGCGGTGGACGAAACCTGTATTGGCGGGTGTTTTGGATGCCCGAATACCTACGGTTACGAGCCGAAGAACAAACCGTGCCCGCATGAATATGTTCATCAGCGAGAGGTAAAAGAAGTACTGTGCGCGGCCTGTTGGGATCGTATCGTCCCGGGAAGTGAGGCGCTGCACAATGAGTAAGGCCGTACTTATCAGCATCCGCCCCAAATGGTGCGAGCTGATCGCCAATGGCACAAAGACCGTTGAGGTGCGCAAGAGCCGCCCAAAGCTGCACACGCCGTTTAAGTGCTATATCTACTGTACGCAACCGAGATACCCGCACGAGGACTATATCGAGACGGATTATCCAAAGCCGCAATTTTACGGTGGCGGTAAGGTCATCGGCGAGTTTGAGTGCTATGACACTGTCCACCTCCTCCGTTTTGGCGGTAGCGTCAGCCCGGAGAGATATGGCATATGCTTGCCGGATTGGAGCGTTGTCCCGGCGGACGAGATCTTTGATGACGCCTGCTTGACCCGCGATGCGGCCGAGGCGTATCTCGGCGGGCGGGAAGGCTGGGCATGGCGCATATCAGGCTTGCGAATCTATGATAAGCCTCGCGCACTGAGCACGCTTTGTCGTCCGTATGAGTGCGATGATTGCGATGCGAAATGGGCAACTGACTGCAACGCTTGCCATGACAAGGGCAAAATCAAGCGCCCACCGCAGAGCTGGCGCTATGTGGAGGTGACTTAATTGGACTGGAAGCGGGAGGCGGCCGATGAGCTGCGCAACTACATGAACCGAAAGGCGGCAATTGCAAACATCAGCGGTCAGATCGCTGACCTGGCGACGGAGATCACGAGCATCCGCAGCGCCTCGGCGGACGGCAATCCGGTCGCAGGCGGCTCGAATGGCCGGGACGATGCGCTCGTCAACAACATCCTGAAACGTGAGCGGCTGGAAGAGGCGCAGCGCTTGACCGAGAACCGGGTGCGCCGCGTGGATCGTGCCTTGAATCAGCTCTCCGAGCGGGACAGGTGCGTGCTGCAGCGATTTTACATCACGCCGTGTATCGGAGGCGTCGAGCGGCTGTGCCGGGAATTGGCCATCGAGAAAACAACTGCTTACCGCTGGAAGGATTGCGCACTGCGGAATTTCACGATAACGATGTACGGTCTCACGGAGATGTGAGCGCAAGGTGGGAAAAAATCGGGAACATTTCCGCGAAAATCTGTGTTAAAGTGATATCGCGGGATTGTGAGAGAGACCAATCCCACACCTTCCATTGTGAAATACCTCTCTTCCTTTCTCCTTTGTTGCGGTCGCGCCCGACGGGGCGCGTGGATCGAATATCTCTGTCAGTCTCTCATTTGTGAAGCGCCGGTCCAGCTTTCGGGTTCCGGCGCTTTGCTGTGCAATATTGTGGTTGCATATTCTCGAACAAGAATGTAAAATATAGGGGAACACAAGAAGCGGAGGGGTAACAATGGGATTCTTCAAGAGTAAAAAGGGCAGCATCATCAGCGACTATTTCTGCATCGAGGAAGACCTTGGACAGTTCAAAAAGGGCGACGCTGTGGATGTCGCACTGTATGAAGATCATCTGGAGCTGCAGAAGGGTGTCGGGAACAAGGACGTGGCGACGCTGGCCTACTCTCAGATCACGGATGTTTTCTATGGCTCGGACGTGCAGGTGCTTGTGAAAGACAAGTCGCCGATTGCGCGGGCTGTCGCTGGAGGCCTGCTGTTCGGAAGTACCGGTGCTGTGGTCGGCGCTATCAGCGGCGCCGGCAAGAAGGAAAAGAAGGTCAGGAGAATTCTCTTCATCATCAGCTATGTGTCTGCGGATGGGCAGGAATCTTTTCTGACGTTCCGGGATACGAGGCTGTATAAAGGACCAAAGGTCGCGGCCAGACTCAAAAAGCTGTGCGGTATCGAGGCAGAGGCCAAGCCGAGTGCGGCTGCCTCTGTGTCCAAACTCTAAAGCGTATATATTCACTGGGAGGATCGGGCTTGTGCCCGGTCCTTTTCTTATGGGCTGGATGCTGTGACACAAAAACAGTTTTACAAAACGCAAGCGTGGAAACGCGCGAGACAAGCATACATCGATTACAGGCTCGCGCTTGATGGCGGCATGTGCGAGGTGTGCCACGATGAGCCGGGGGTGATCGTGCATCACACTATCTGGTTGGACGATATCAACTGCAACGATCCGGAAATCAGTCTGAACCCACGGCGCTTTCGGTACGAGTGCCAGACCTGCCACAACAAAGAGCGCGACCCGAGGAAGACAACGCCGGGCAGATGCCTGTACGGCCCAGGTGGCGAGATCATCCGCAACACAAATTACTGACCGAGCGGCTGGACTCCCCCCATCGCGCAGCGAAAAAACGAGGGTAGGGGACCGAGCCGGGGAGTTAAATTTTACTCCGCGCGCTACGCAAGGGGGTGTAGAAATGGCGAAACTGACCAAAAAGACGAGAGTTGACCGCGAAAAGAAGCGGCTGCAGGAGATTTTTAAGGATTTGGAGCCAAACAAGCTCGAAACCTGCCAATCATTGATTGACCGAGCAGCTTTCATTACCGTGAGCCTCCAAGACCTTGAGGTGCAGCTCAACGAAACTGGATGGGTAGAGCACTACCAGAACGGCGCCAATCAGGGCGGCATGAAAAAGGCTGCTGCCGCAGATGTGCACATCAGTCTGACGAAAAATCTGAACGCCATTACGAAGCAGCTGCTCGAGCTGGTGCCGCCGGCGCAGAAAGAGAGCCGCCTGGCGGAGCTGATGAACAAATGACGCCTTACGCAAATTTTATTCAGGAGTACTACCACAAGATGACGACCGGCGAGGTCGCCGTCGGGAAGTGGGTGCGGATCCTTTACGAGAAGATCACCGCGGGCCTGCGCGATGGTCTTTTTTATTTCGACGAACGGAAAGCAAATCGTGCAATCGCGTTTATCGAGACGTTCTGCCATCACTGCGAGGGGCGCAACGATTTGATTCATCTGGAGCTGTGGCAAAAGTCGACAGTGTGCTTGATGTTCGGCATCGTGGACGGGGACGGCCTGCGGATCTTCCGAGAGGTGTTTCTGGTCATGGGACGCAAAAACGGCAAGAGCCTGTTCGCCTCCGCCTGTATCGCTTACATGGCTTACCTGGACGGCGAGTATGGCGCGAAAATTTACTGCTTGGCACCCAAGCTGGAGCAGGCGGCCATCGTATACGATAATTTCTTCCGCATGGTGCTTCAGGAGCCGGAACTTGCGCAGCTGGCGCAGAAGCGGCGCTCGGACGTGTATCTCGAGACAACAAACACGAGTATTCGCCCGCTGGCGTTCAATGCCAAGAAGAGCGACGGCTTCAACCCGCATTTGGCGGTGTGTGACGAAATTGCGAGTTGGCCGGCTGAGCAGGGGCTGAAACAGTACGAAGTCATGAAGTCTGCGCTCGGCGCGCGCAAGCAGCCCATGATCCTGAGTATCAGCACGGCCGGCTATGTCAACGATGGGCCATATGATGAACTGATGATGCGTGCGACGGCTGTCCTCATGGGCGCCAGCGAGGAGCGTAGGTTGCTGCCGATCCTGTATCTGATCGACGACGTGGAAAAATGGGACGACATCGAGGAGCTGCGCAAGAGCAATCCGAACATGGGCGTCAGCGTCTCCGAGGACTTTTTCAGAGAGGAGATCGCCATCGCGCACAACAGCCTGAGCAAACGCGCCGAGTTTATGACCAAGTACTGCAACATCAAACAGAGCAGCACGCAGGCATGGCTGCCGTTTGCTGTGGTGGATGCGGTGAGTGGCGGCGAGTACAGTCTGGAGGATTTCCGCAGTACCTATTGCGTCGGCGGTATCGACCTGTCCCAGACCACTGACCTGACGGCCTGCTGCGTGATAATTGAGCGGGACGGCAAGCTGTACACTTTTGCAAAGTTTTTTATGCCATCGAATAAAATTGATGAGCTGCAGGAGCGGGAGGGCGTGCCTTACCGCATATATGTTTCGGCGGGGCTGATCCAGCCAAGCGGGGAGAATTTCGTGGACTACAATGACTGCTTTGAGTGGTTCCGTATGCTTGTCGAGGATTATGAGATCCTGCCGCTGCAGGTTGGTTATGACCGGTATTCCGCGCAGTATCTCGTGCAGCAGATGGAGCAGTACGGGTTTCACATGGACGATGTATTTCAGGGTGAAAACCTGACGCCGGTCATCCACGAGGTGGACGGTCTACTGCGCGATAAGAAGTTGCTGCTCGGCGCGAATAATCTGCTGAAAGCGCACTTCCTGAACGTGGGCATGAAGCAGAACGAAGAAACGCGGAAGATTCGACCGGTCAAGCTTGAACCGCGGACGCACATCGACGGCTTTGTCGCCGTCATGGATGCCTTGACGGTTCGCCAGAAATGGTACGATCAGATTGGCGAGCAGCTCAAGAATTAGAACAGGAGGGAGCCGGATGGGCGCATTTACAAAGCTTTTCGGCAAAGGAAAAGCGGCAAAACAGCTGGGCGGTTATTTTGAAATGCTCGACGGGTATACACCCGTTTTCTCAACATACGACGGCGGGGTTTACGAAATGGAGCTGACGCGCTCCTGTATTCATACCTTTGCCAATCACTGCAGCAAGCTGACGCCAGTCGTCAGCGGCGCAAACACGAAAGCGCAGAAGGCACTCCTGGACGGCAGGCCGAATCCATTTATGACGTCTGCGCAGTTCGTTTACAAGGTCGCCACGATTTACGATGCGCAGAACACGTGTTTTATCGTCCCTGTGCTCGACGGATTTGAGAAACTGATCGGCTATTACCCGGTCAATCCGATGCAGGTGGAGATCATCGAGGTATCTGGCGAGCCGTGGCTGCGCTATACATTCCGCAGCGGGCAGAAGGCTGCAATCGAGCTGGCGCGCTGTGGTGTGGTCAGCAAATATCTGTACAGCAGCGACATCAAGGGCGGCCGACGCTGCAGCTGCTGAACGTGCAGAATCAGGGTATTGAAGAAGGCATTCGCAACAGCGCGAGCTTTCGCTTCATGGCTACGGTGAACAACTTTGCCAAGGCGGAAGACCTGAAAAAGGAACGCAAGAAGTTCGTAGCTGAAAACCTCGGCCCGGACTCCGGCGGCCTGGCTCTGTTTCCAAATACCTACACCAATGTGCAGCAGATCAAGTCCCAGCCGGAGATCGTGGATCCGGAGCAGATGCAGATCATCCAGACGCGCGTGCTCAACTACTTCGGCTGCAACGAGGATGTGCTGCAGAATAAGACGGTCGGCGATGCATGGAGCGCGTACTACGAGGGAAAAATTGAGCCGTTTGCCCTCCAGCTGTCGCAGGCCATGACCTGTATGACGTTCACGCGGGCAGAACTTGCGCGCGGGAACTCCATCATGTGGAGCGCAAACCGGCTGCAGTATATGACCAACAGTGACAAGCTGCAGGTCAGCTCGCAGATGTTCGACCGCGGAATCCTCAGCACGAATGATGTGATGGACATTTGGCAGCTGCCGCACGTGCCGGACGGGGACAAGCGATATATCCGTAAGGAGTACGCAGAGATCAGCAAACTGGATCAGGCGGTGCATCCGCAGCCGGTGGAAGGGGAGGACGAAAATGACGCCGGAGAATAAGATCAAATTTAAGGCGAACGCGCAGGCACGATCACTTGTGCTGCTGCCGAAAAAGGAAGCCGAGAAGCGCATCGAAACGAACTACTACGTGGAGGGCTATGCCGCACGCTATGAGCCGTATGTGCTCTGCTATGACGGCGATGAACCGATCTATGAGCGCTTTGAGCGCGGCTGTTTTGACGACTGCGATATGAGCGATGTCATCATGCAGTTTGACCATGCAGGGCGGGTGTTTGCGCGCAGCACAAACGGCAGCCTGATCGTTGTGCCGGACAATGCAGGCCTGTTTATGGCCGCCGACCTCGGCCGCACCGAGGGTGCCCGCGGCCTGTACGCGGACATTGATGCCGAGATGATCACGAAAATGTCCTGGCGCTTCCGCGTCGGTGATTGCTATTGGGACGCCGAGACGCGCACGATCGTGCACCGCACGGTGAAGAAGATCTATGACGTGTCTGCGGTCAGCATCCCCGCAAACGATAATACAGAAATCAATGCTCGCAGTTGGGCCGACGGAGTGATCGGTCTTGCAGCCCGGAGTGAGGCAGAGCTTGACGATAGGCGCAGAAGACTGCGCTTGAAAATCAAACTTAATTCACAGGAGGAATTCAACTATGAGACTTGATGAAATCAATGCGCGCCTGGCTGCCATCCAGCAGGAGGCGGAGACGGCCAGCGGCGATGCGCTGACCGCACTGGAAAACGAGGCCGACGCCCTGAATGCGGAGCGCCAGCAGATCCTGAATGAAATGCAGGCGCGTCAGCGCCTGCGATCCAACATCGCCGCCGGCATCGTGACCGGACGCACGATCGAAGCGCCGAGCGCTGCTGAGCCGACGCAGGCGCGCTTCACCGTTGATTCGGCGGAGTATCGCGAGGCCTACCTCATGCATCTGCAGGGCCGCAGCCTGAGCGCCGAGCAGCGCGCGGCGGTGACGGCCACTGCTGCGATCCCCACCCAGACGCTCAACAGAATCGTCGGCGTGTTCGATCGGAACCCGATCCTGTCGCGCATTACGATGACCTATATCCCGGGCAATATCACGATCCCCGTGGAGGGCACCGTGAATTCCGCAAGCTGGGTCGCTGTTGGCACGGCTGCCACCGATTCCGCTGATACGATCACCTCTGTCTCCCTTGGCGCATACATGCTGATCAAGACGGTCGAGATCACTGCTGATGTGCAGACCATGTCCATCGATGCGTTCGAGACCTGGCTTGTCGGCCGTCTGGCCAATAAGCTGGAGGCCGCGCTGGACGCCGCAGTCTTTACCGGAACCGGCAGTAGCCAGGCGACTGGTATCCTGAAAACGCTGGATACGGCGACCGGCACCTTCACCAAAGCGAAAGCGACCTATGCGGATCTGATCAAGATCATCGCTGCGCTGCCGACTGGCTATGCGACCGATGCCGTCTTTGTGATGCCGCGCAAGCTGTTCTATACGGACGTGATCGGCATCACGGACACCCAGGGCCAGCCCGTCGTCCATGCGGATGCGGAGTCTCCGGCAAAGCACAACATTCTTGGCTATCCGGTGATTCTGGACGACAATCTGACCGCCGACAACATCCTGTTCGGCGAGCTGTCGTACTATCACATGAACATCGCCCGCGCACCGGAGGTCACCAGTGACGACTCTGTCGCGTTCCGTGCCGGCTCCCGTGTGTATCGCGCCATGGCGCTGGCGGACGGCAAACTGACCGTGTCCGATGCTGTTGTGCGCTTTAACCGCGCGGCGACCTGATCGTTATCCGAGGCGGGGCTTTATCGCCCCGCCGATGCCGTCAGAGAGGAGGAAACCATATGGAAATTGATCAGGGTCTCTTGACGAAGGTGAAGACCTATCTCCGCATCAGTCACACGAAACTGGACGATGATGTGGCAGACTCCATCTCTGCCTGCCTGGCGGATCTGCGGGTTTGCGGCGTGCGAAATCCATCGGAGGACACGGAGGATGTGATCGACCCGCTGGTGCTCAACGCCGTCAAGCTATACTGCAAAGCGGAGTATACGGACGACACGGGTAAGGCCGCAGAGTACATGGTCAGATATAACGCGCTCAAATCCTGCCTGATGATGGCGAGCGGCTATCAGGAGGGAACAACGTGAACGAAGTCATCACATTGATCGGCAACGCCGGCGAGCGGGACGTGTTTTGCCGTCTGGCGAGCATTGGCCAGAGGGAGTACTACGAGGCGCAGGCGGTCGATGTCTACCCGGAATGCAAGTTCATTCTGGCGGACTATCTGGAGTACGAAAACGAGCAGCTGCTGGAGTATGACGGCCAGCGTTACCATGTGCTGCGTACCTACCGGAACGGTCAGGAGCTGGAGATCACGGTCGCGCGTGCGTCTGCGGAGGAGGGCGGTATCTATGGGTAAAAGCATCCAAGTGGGCAATCTGCCGGCTGCACTTTCTGATGCGCTGACCGTGTATGCGCAGGATGTGATTGACCGTATCAATGATGTGGGCGAACAGTCAAGCGATAAGCTGAGAAGAATCACGAGGGCAACGGCGCCGCGGTCTAAGCGAAAAGATAGCTCATTCTACAAGAACATAGCTGTAAAGGCCGAAGATGCCGGCAACAGAATGAAGCGATATATCTGGTATGTGAAAGCCCCTGACCATAGGCTGACGCATCTGCTGGTGCATGGTCATGCGACTAGAAACGGCGGCCGCACGAAGGCAAATCCATTCCTGAAGAATGCGCTCGACGTTGTTTTACCGGAATACGAGCGCGCCGTGGAAGAAGCGGTGAAGGAGGCTGGACAAAGTGATTGAAGAGATCCTGACTGCATCCGGCATTCCTTTTCGCCAGGGCCGTTATTTGAATCCGCCCTCGACGACCTATGCCGTCTATTTCGATGACCAGGAGGTGGACGGGGCAGACCCGGAGAGCGGCGTGGCGCCGATGGTCGTGAGCCACGATGTTTCCGTGGAGCTGTACGAGCCGGAGCGAGATCCGGAAGCCGAAGCGGCTATCGAGACCCAGCTCGCGGCGAGGGGCATTCACTGGACAAAGGCGGCACGGTACTGGCTGCAGAGTGTGCAGCGGTATCAAACTGTCTACGATTTTGAATTCTACGAAAAAAGGAGGGCCACATAATGGCTAAAAGAGACAAAGATACGGTTACGCTGGGGTCAGGCAAAATCTATCTGCAAACATTCAGCGAGTCCATGCCGACGGTAGATGCACTGTGCGTGGAAAGCAATCTGCTCGGCTATATCAAGGGCGGCGCGTCGCTGGAATATACCCAGGAGACCTACGAGGAGAAAGACGATCTCGGCTATGTGTCCAAGATCATCACGACCAACGAGGAGGCTGTGCTGAAGTGCGGCCTGCTGACATGGAACGGTACGACGCTGAAAAAGCTGCTTGACCGCTGCAGCAGCACAGAGGCATCCGGCAAGCGCACGACGAAGATCGGCGGTGCCGGCAACGCACAGGGCGGCTATTATGCGATCTGCTTCCACCACGAGGATAAGACGGACGGCGACCTGTGGATCCTGATCAAGGGCAGAAATACCGCCGGCGCGACGCTGACGTTTGCGACGGACGCGGGCACGACCGTGGAACCGGAATTCAAGGCGCTGCCGCACGATAGTGACGGTACGCTCGTGGAATTGATCGAAGAGATTCCGACGGCTTAATTTTGACAGCGGGGCTTTCACAGCTCCGCTGTCCCTTTTATGGGAGGAGAAGTGACCATGCCGAAAACAATCAATTTCAACAGCATCAACCGGCCGTATCTGCGCCTAATCATGCAGGACGATGCGCAGACGACCATTGACGTGACCACACCGACCGAGGCGATGGTGGAGGAGCTGACGGCGACTGCGCCGGAGCTGGAGGACGTGCTGAAGACTATGGATGCGAACAGCATCCGGGCAGTATACGATCTGGCGGCGCGACTGATCTCCTGCAATCTGATGGGGTTGCCGGTGACGGTGGATGACCTGCGCGGCAAATACCGCATGAATCTGGACAGCCTGATTGTGTTTTTCAGTGCCTATGTCGAATTCGTTGAGGAGCTCACAAAAGCAAAAAACTGATGCTCCCGTACTATCCGCAAGCAGATAGTGCGGGAGGCCATCAGTACGTCATCACGTCCTGGTGGAAACGGCTTGTGTCTGCGTATACTGGCCTGAACTTTGTTGAGGTCGGACAGACGGACTATTTGCAATACCTGATCTGGCGGCACGATGCGTATATCTACGAACTGAGCCGCACAGAGGCGGGGCAGGAGTATCTGAATAACGCCTGGCGCATGGAACAAACAGAGCCAGACCGGGCGAAATTGCGCCAGAAGATTGGAGGGAATGCGGCGCATGGCAAACAATAAAATCAAAGGCCTGACGGTCGAAATCGGCGGCGATGCGACGAAGCTGGGCAAAGCGCTGCAGGAAATTGAAAATAAGTCGAAAAGCCTGTCCGGTGAGCTCGGCCAGGTGAACCGGCTGCTGAAAGTAGATCCGGAGAATACTGACCTGATTGCTCAGAAGCAGCAGATCTTGAGCGAGGCTGTGGCCAACACTGCCAAGAAGCTGGAGACACTGAAAGCGGCAGAAAAGCAGGTTCAGGCGCAGTTTGAGCGCGGCGACGTATCTGCTGAACAGGTGCGCGAGCTGCGCCGCGAAATCATTGCGACCGAGCAGAAGCTGGGCGGCTATGAGCGAGCGGCTCAGGAAACGGCCGATGCGATCGAGCAGCTTGGCGGCGGCGCGGATGGTATCAGCGACATCGGGAAAAAGGCCTCTGCCGCGGCTCGTCGCGTGGGAGACTTGTCCGATGCGGCGAAAGATGCCGGAGAAGGTCTGGGTACGGCCGGCGTTGCGGCGGGCGCCTTTGTTGGCAATTTGGCCAGCGAGGCGTTCGGGAAAATCGTCGACGGGCTGAAAGAGTGCATCGAGGTCACGCAAGAGTATCAGACAGCCATGGGCAAGCTGGACACAGCGTTCACGACAAACGGCTACAGTTCCGAGGCGGCATTGAAGACATATAAAGAGCTGCAGGGTATCCTCGGCGAGACGGATCAAGCCGTCGAGGCGGCCAACCATTTGGCCATCCTAACCGATAACGAGGCGGATCTGCAGACGTGGACGGATATCTGCACGGGCGTGTTTGCTACCTTTGGGGATTCGCTGCCGATCGAAGGCCTGACCGAGGCGGCGAACGAGACCGCAAAGGTTGGGCAGGTTACCGGCCCGCTTGCGGATGCGCTCAACTGGGCGGGCGTGTCCGAGGATAAATTCAATGAGAGCCTGGCCGCGTGCACGGACGAGCAGGAGCGCCAGCAGCTGATTATGGATACGCTCAACGGTCTCTACAGTGAGGCATCTGATGCCTACAAGGAGACCAATGCCGATGTGATTGCGGCAAACAAGGCAAATGAGGAGTGGACGGCATCCATGGCGGCGGTCGGCGCGGAGTTTACGCCGTTGATCGCCGAGGTGAAGTCTATGGGCGCGGAGCTGCTGGATAAGGCTGTCCCAGCTATTCAGTGGGTGAAAGACAATCTGCCGGAAGTTGTTGCTACGATTGCCACACTGACTGCCGGGATCACCGCGTTCAAGGTGGCACAGCTCGCCGCGATCGCGTCGGAGCAGGGCATGACGCTCGCGCAATACGCTGCCACACAGGCCAAAACCGCAGCCACAGCGGCGCAGAATGGCCTGAATGCGGCGATGAAAGCGAACCCAATCGGCTTTGTTATTACTGCTATTAGCCTGCTGGTGACTGCCTTCATGTATCTCTGGAACAACTGCGAGAGTTTCCGCGTGTTCTGGCAGAACCTCTGGGAGGGCGCAAAATCAACATTCCAGTCGGTTTGGACGTGGCTGTCGAACTTTTTCACGGTCACGATACCGGATATCTTCAATACAGTGATCAGCTTTATCGAAACCAACTGGCAGGGACTTTTGCTCCTGCTCGTAAATCCGTTCGCAGGCGCGTTCAAGCTGATCTATGACAACTGTGAGGGATTCCGAACAAAGGTCAATGAAGTGGTGAGCGCTGTCCTGAATAAGCTGCGCGAGCTCCCGTCGCAAGTGCTGAGTGTGGGCCACAATCTGGTGGAAGGTCTTTGGAACGGCATAAACGATAAATTCACGTGGCTGATAGAAAAAATCAAGAGTTTTACTGAGTCGGTGCTTGATTCTATCAAGCACTTTTTTGGCACCCATTCGCCATCTACGAAAACTGAGTGGATCGGTGACATGCTCGATCAGGGTCTTGCGAGCGGCCTTTTGGACAATATGCAGGATCCCGTGCGGGCTATGCAGCGCGTGAGCGATGGCGTCCTTAGCGCCGCCGGCGGAACGTATCAAACGCAGATGTCGGCGATGCAGACGGCGGGTGCATCTGCGGCTGGGAATGTCGGGATTTCGGCCGTGCTGGAGCGCATGGACCGGCTCGAGCGCGCCATCACGTCCATGCAGATCTATATGGACGGAAACGCTGTGGTCGGCGCCGTTGCGCAGCGTATGGATGCGGCGCTCGGCGATATTTACAGGCAAAATGAAAGGAGGGCGGTTTATGGAGTTTGACTGCAAGATTGGCGGAGTTAAGTACGCTGGGCTGGAACTGTTGGATGCGCAGATCGGCCTGCCGATTGTGAAAACGAAGCAGGAAAGTGTTCCGGGCGCTGATGGCGTGATCGATCTTACTGATGTCCTGAATGGCGGGCCGGCCTATGGCAACCGGAGTATCAAACTCCGGTTCGGATTCGACCCATACGGGAGCTTCGACTTCTATGCTTTTGCAGGTGCAGTGCACGGTAAACGCTTGAAGCTGGAACTGGGCAACCGGAGCGGTTACTACATGGGACGCTTCACGGTTGGAGACATTGACAAGAGCAAAACGACAACAATGTTTGATGTAACGATCGACGCTGATCCGTACCGACTGGAATCGGCCGAGACAAGCATCTCCATTCCGTGCTTGGCAAGAACATCTAACACAATGATTGACGGCGCCGCAACTGTGCACAAAGCGTGGGCAACCGGTGTGGCACAGGTGTACGGCACAGGTGCGGATACGGTGCTGTCTGTTTACAGCAACAAACCATATACAGGTGAGTACCGGCAGGGCGCGATTTTTAAACTGCCATGGCCCGAGGCGGGGAGCTGCCTGGTATCAGCTGATGTGGAGAATGGGTGGTACGGCGTTTGCGATGAAAATGGGACAGAATATACAGCTAGCGAGTCCCGCTGGATTGAGACTGTTCCGGCCAATGGTCTGTATATCATGCTGTTCACATACGGCGGCGCGGCGCACTACGGAAAACTGCGCAATATTCAGGTGTTTAAGGCGACACCAGCCTCGCTGGCCGGATTGGCAAGTGATCGGATGCTGTATCCGACTGTGACATGGACAGGAGACGTGACAACAATTGTGCCATGCCGCCGGCCGCTGCCGCTTGCGACGCTACGCGGGAACGAAAAGACAAGCCCGTATTTGCAGATTCAGCGGCGCGCGGCGGATTACGCGTATGCGATTGGTGATACAGCAGGGACGGTCTCATTAACCGGAAGGAGGGGATGGTTGTAATGTACGCGGGATATGTTGATGATCGGTTGCTTTTCTCGGCTGGTATGGCCGGATACGAGATATCAGCTGGTACACTCCACAAGGAAATCGGCAAGTGCGATTCGGCGACAATCAAGCTGCCGCCGAGCAATTTGATGCGCGATACTCCCGTAAAACGCGCGTCTATTATCAAAATCTGCAAGGATGGGGTTACCGTATTTAAGGGGTGCGTTGCGGATACGTCGATGGATTTTGCCGGAAACAAGACATACAACATCGATGGCGCCATGATGTGGATGAAGGATATTTGTAAGCCACCGTTCACCATGACAGAGGAGACGATGCTGTACTATGCTACCGCAATTATCACACAGTACAATGATGTGTGCCGCGCGACCAAGCAAATCAAACTCGGAACGGTTGATGATACGCTACCGACTTTGGCCGTGGAGCAGACGGAATACAAGTCTATGCTATCGTTGCTGCAGGATGCTGCGCAGGCAATAGGGGGAACTCTGTGTATCCGTTATGACGGGGATGATATCTTCTTGGATGTCATTAAAGCATATGATCACAGGTGCACGCAGCAAATCGAGATCAGCAAGAATTTGCTCGATCTCACCGATCAGATCGATAGTGCAGATCTGATTACACGTGTATACCCACTAGGTAAGGGTGGCTTGACGATTGCCAGCGTAAACAATAATAGTACCTGCCTGATTAACGCTGATGCGGAGGGGCTGTACGGGCGCATCGACGGTGCGCTGCGTGTGGACACGGATGATGCAGATGCGCTCAAGGCACAGGCAGCTGCTTACCTTGCACAGTATTGCGGCTTGTCGCATGGCATTCGGGTGACAGCGGCAGATTTGTCCGCAGTTGATTTCAAGCTGGAGTCGTATCACATTGGCGACAGCGTCCGAGTGGTGTCTCCGCCACACGGAATTGACACTATTATGCAGGTAACCAGTATGGACACAAGCCTTGTTAGCGAAAAGGATACCATGGTGCTTGGATGGTCGAACCGGACGCTGACCGGTGCCGTCGCCTCCGGCGGCGGCGGATCGTCGAGCGGCACAACAACCTCCGGCAGTGGTGGTACGATTGACGTGGACGATGCACTGTCGCTAGATAGCACCAATCCTGTCCAAAACAAAGTTATCACTGCCGCACTGGCCGGTAAGGCCAGCACAGCAGCGGCCACACAGTCAGCGGCGGGGTTGATGTCTGCTGCGGACA